GTGTAGGGTTCATCAGGGCCAATATCGCCAACGGACACACCCACCTTCTCGAAGTAGGCACCATCAGCACGGTTGACCACGAGGTACATCTCAGAGCCAATGAAGTCCACGTTCAGGATCGTAGTGTCAGACCCGAAGGTCCACTTAGACCACGAGCTTTGGAGCTTGTCGTTGTTGGCCCAGAAGTATTTGTAGACATACAGGGCAGATGGATCATCCGATGACAGAGCCACCAGGATGTCCTCGTTGGTCGCTGAGGTGATCTTGAAGATGTTCGCTGGTAGGTACTTAGGCACATGGCCGGTCACATCCATCGAGTCGTTGCCGATGTTATTCACGTCAGCGAAGTACTCACGGACAGCCGAGTAGTCACCCTTGTCCACCGCGAAGTAGACGTTCTTACCAATGCCTATCGGTTTCGCTACGGTGTTGCAGGGGAACTCAGTGGCGACCTTAAGGCCTACCGTCTTGGGGGTCAGGAGATCATTCTGGTCCACCACGAACTGGGTTTGCTCAGAGAACAACAGGAGCTGCTTGTTGAAGGGCACCGCATGTTTGAGCAGAGACACCTTCGTGTGGCTAGCGTTCACGTCAATGGGGTCTGAGTCCAACAGTTGGGTGACCGTAGTCCGCATGAAGTTGAAGTAGGAGCCAGCCTCAGAGAACACCACGGCCTCATCAGCGAGGAAGCCTAGGCGGTTACGGTAGAAGAAGATGTCGGCAATGGCATGGCCCACGAAGGACGAGAATGGGTTGGAATCATCATCACCCACCACGCGGCTCTTGTAGGTTGCCTGCTTGAAGGTGAACGTACCATCAGCCTCACGCACCAGGATGTGAGGCATGGTGGCTGCGTTGAAGGATGAGAGGATACCAGGGGCTGGGCATTCCTGCCAGACACCTACGCCCGTGGTTCCGTTCACAGTGTTGAAGCGGACGTAGTAGCTATCGAAGGGGGACGTGGCTGTCTCGCCAGAACCTGTGCCGGTGATCTCTACGACCACCCCATCGACACCAGGGTTGGCTGGTAGATCGGCAAACTTCTGCAGCTTACCCTTGACCGCAACCATGGCAGCACTGTTGAAGCCGTCTTCAGTCTCGATAGTGAAATCGGTGCTCTTCGAGATGTAGATGCAGGAACCCTTACGGTACACCGTGAAGCCCTCTGCGATCAGATCATCAAGGCCTGGACCAGTGGTGGAGATTGACTCCCCCGTCACGGGATCGGTACCGGTAGTGGTCACACCTTTGAACAACTTCTCGCAGATATAGTCCGTGGAGATCTGTGTCGTATGGGCTGAGACACTCCCATCAGGAGTCGTGAAGAAACCACGCACGGTGCCATTAATCAGTACCTTGTAGGTCTTACCATAGTTGCCTGCCTTGACGTTCACGAGAGCCTCAAAGGGCCGTGTAGCGGTCGTGGTAGCTGCCTTGGTAACAGTGACACCCTTGTTCACCACGAAGGTGTAGTCAGCCACAGTGACAGACGAGAAGGACTTAGCGGGGTTCGCAGAGTTCAGGTAGGTCTTCCCGTTGGGGAACGCTACAGTCTTCTCTACGCCAGCCACATCATAAACCTTCAGATCCCCATTGGTGATCACGGCGACATATCGCTCAGTGGCATCACGGTTGATCGTGTGGATGAAGCAGTTGGCCAGAGGGGTGCTCTGGATTTTCTTAAGGTGCTGCGTAGGTGGTCTCTTCTTCAACCCCTGCGAGACAGTGGAGAGACCATTCTCTTGGACTTCGCCCTGAGAGTTCAGTCGAAGGGTAAAGGGTTGCTGAGAAACACCGTTGACAAAGTTGGGAATGGAAGAAGAGATCAATGCCATGTTATCTGTCAATGACTCGCATTACCGAGTAATTGCTTGTGAGGATGTTGTAGTCACCGGTCTTTGCTTCGTACCGGCGCATGGCTCGGAGGGCACGGGCTTCGTCTTGCTCCGTGAAACTTCCGAGTGTGTCAGAACCCACCACTCGCTGCTGGAATACACGAGCAGAACGAACGGTGATGTAATGGCGAGCTGCCTGGGGCAACTCATTAAATTCGAGGAGGATCGTCAGGTCAGCCTTGATAGGCTTTGAGAAACTGTACGTCTTGTTCTTGCGGTCGTAGAGGCGGTTACCGCGAATCGCCACATCGTGGTCAGAGGTGTACGCAGACACATCCACTTCGATGGTGTTGGGTGCCACGAAGATTTCCCCAGTGCCTACAGCAGGCGTGAGGACGAACTCGTAGTCAGTGTTGAAATGCCAGCCCTCTTCTTGAACCTGAACTGCGACTTCAGCCAAGATTGATCGTGCTGTAACAGCATCCACTACACCCGTAGCGGCATCCAGCGAGTTGATCGGGGACTCGCCAATAGTACCCAGCATGATGTTGATTGCATCAAGCTCAGTGGTCAGAGTAAGAGCCATAGTAAATCCAAAAAATGAAAAAAAAGGGGGACCCCAAATAAATGAGATCCCCCTTAGGAGTGAGCCGTGATTAGGCGGTCTTCAATTCGATAGCGCAAGAAGGACGCAGGACACCGTGGCCCATAGCGTACTTAGCAACCATCAAGGTGCCCTGACGGCGGATGTCGTATTCCGACTCCATTGCCAGATCCATCAACTTGACGGTACCAACAGCATCCTTGGTAGCCACAACACCAACAGTGTTAGTGAATGCACCAGCATACTTGTTGCCAGTACCGGCTTCCAACGAACCGTTGGCGATAGAGGCACCGAAGGGAGCGTGGTTAGTCTTGACGATCTCGATACCTGCAACACGCAGGACCTTACCATCAGCGTACACACCAGCACCGCCCCAGTCCTTGTTCATGATCTTGGTGTTAGCAGCCAACTTGTAGTAGGCGGCAGGAGCCAAGAAAGCGACACGACCGTCTTCGCTGACGTTCTTCTCGTCCAATGCCTGAGCAGCGGCGAACAAGCCAGCAACCAGAGATTCGCCAGTAGCGTCACTCATGAGGGTACCGGAAGTGATCGCACCGCCACCAGCTTCACCAGTCACAGGCGAGCTACCGCGAGCAGCCAATACGGCCAACTGCAGCAACTGCTTGTCTTTGGTGTAAGCCAACTTACGACCAATCTCGGTCGAGTAAGGGGCGCGAACATCGTAGTGGTTCATGGCTTCGTCAATCGAGGCCAGGAATGCGTGGCTGATCAAGAGGTCATCAATGGTGATGATGATCTCGTTAGCAGGCACAGCAGAGCCGGTGATCTCAGCACCAGGAACATGGTACTCAGCGCCGATAGAGCCGAGGATAGGGAACTGAGCAGACTTGCCGGAAGCAATAGTGCGTTCAGCGAAGCGGCCTGCAGTTACAGTAGCTTCTTGGAAAGCAGTGAGGACTTCGCCTGCAAATACTTTGAGGAATAGAGCCTTAGCATCGCCAGAAGTGTTAATCTGACCGACACGGCTAGGAGTAGCGTTTGCCATATATTTTATAAATCTCGTGTGAGTTGAAGAAAGTTGAGCAACCTCCTAGAAACCCGACACACATCACGCAGAGTTATCTCCCGCAGGAGGCAAAGGTCGTGTAATCAGTTCTTAGAATTGCAATTCCACCGCATAAGAATGCAGTGTGGAATGACTTCAAATGTTCACAGAGAAAGGCCCGAATCCCACGGGCTTGTGGTTGACTGAAACCACTACGAGAAGAACCCCCAAGCACCCTGTTACAGGTGAAGGGGGCCGTGTTTATTTTGTAATGCCCTTGAGCTTCTCGATGGTACGGTATCCACCTAGGCCAAGCAGGCCAAAGAGAAGAGTCATAAGGGTGTTGAGGTCCATGGCAGGCATAGCTGCACGGACATCATAAAGTGCTAGGAAAAACGTAGCGAAGGGCAGGAACACGAATTGGTAAAACAAACCAAACACGCAGATCCAACCCACAGCAGGTCGCCAGCCTGACTTAAAGAAACTATCAGAGCCAGCTTCGATCTCGTTGATTTTCATTTGGCCAACGGCCAATGCAGTCTCAGCTTCGAGAACCTTAAGTTCCCCTGCCTGCTGCATCTCAAACAATTTCAGTTTGGCTTCTGCAGCCTGCTGAGGGTTAGGAAAGATCTTGTCAAAGACCTTCCCTGCCAGATCGAAGAGGCCCCCTAGGAGAAGGGGGTTCATCTTGTACCTTAGATGACGTTAGAGCGGCCCAGTTTGGTCTGGACCTTTGAGCGGTAAGCCGGATCGTTCTTGTAACGAGGGTCACGCATGGCTTCAGTGACTTGAGCCATAGACTCAAACACATCAGCACCAGCACCATCACCCTGGCCACCCAAGAGACGCTTAGGGTCTGAACCCACAGCATTCTGGTATTTGGCGCTCAGGCCCAACACAGCCAACTTGGCCTGGTCGATGTTGCCCGAAGACACCTGAGAGTTGAACGTCTCGATCTCAGTCGGTGACAGGTTCACCTTGGCCCATTCAGTCATCGCAGAGAACTTCTCTGGACCACCGACTTCAGCCTTGATGCTTGTCTCGTACTGAGCAGCGATTGCCTGTTGGCCAGCGATGTACTGGTCAACCAGGCTCTTATCGAAACCAGCCTTCTGCAGCTTCTCGTAACTCTCAGCCGACAGCTCACCCTTCTGGGAGAACTCAGCAGAGAAGTCTTTGAGATCCAAACCTTTGTCAGCGAGAGCTGTCTCAGCTTCGGCAGCAGGCGGTGTAGCAGGATCTTCAGGTGCAGCCGCAGGAGGATCGGCAGGCTTGTTACCACCGAGCTTTGATTCAAGCTCAGCGTAGGCCTTGGCCATGTCTTCAGGAGATTTGAATTTCTCAGGAAGCCATTGCGGACGATCTTCTGCTGGGGGAGTACCTTCAGTTCCCTCTGGGGGAGTGATCTCGTTGGCCTTATCGACCACGTCAATCATCTTCTGATCATGATCCTCAGGCGTGGCCGGAGGAGTACTCTGAATAACGACAGTATCTACCATTAAATTCCAATTAGAAATATGTAGCGATCAAACCATTCGAGTTGACACGAATGAGTTTGGCTTTGGGGTCAGCCTTGAATTGAATCTTCTCAGCACCTTCACCAACGTATTCGATGATGGGGCCTTGGGTTTTCGTAGGGGCCACTTCAGCTTTCACCTCAGGGGCCTTGACGGCCACTTCAGGTTTAACTTCGGGGGCCACTTCGGGGGCTTTCGTTTGTTTTTGTGTGGCCATTAAGCGGCTCCTTGTTCTGGTGCAGGAGCTTGTTCGGCGTTAGCCATCCCTTGCTTCATCATCGCACCAGCTTGGTTGATTGCGGGGCCGATACCTTGCTGCATCATGGCCATCTGCTGTGCTTGCATCTGTTCCTGTTGGAGCTGCTCAGGGGACTTCACGAGACCAGCCATGTCGATACCGAGAGCGGTACCGAAGCGCATCAAAGCGTCAGGCTTGTTGATCTCAGGAGGCAGTCCTGCAATGAGGCCAGCACCTTGGAAGAACATCTGCAGTTTGTTCATGTCGTTGCCACGACCAAGAGCTTCCATGCCGGTCACAATGACTGGCTTGACGGTACCCTTAGGGAGCACCGGCAGCTTCTTCTTGCGCTCCATGGAGAACATGATGCGGTTGACAACGGGAAGCTGAAACTCCTGCGACAGGATTGAGTAGATACCACCGAGGGCGGACTCCAACTCATTGGCCATGTAGCGGATCTCTTCAGCGGTCACACGTTCGCCATTACGTTGGACAGCAGAGTTCAAGAGGAAGGCATAGGCCAGTCGCTCTTCAATTCGCTGGACAGTCTCTAAGGCAACTCGGAAGTCATTGAACTTGTTGAGCTGCAAGACGGTCACGTCAGCGGCGTTACCTTCAACCACAGCGCCATTGTCTGCACCGGCGATGGTTGCCTGGCTGGTAGTCCCGTTAGGGTTCACCAACATCAACACTTTCGCTGCAGCAGCAGAGCCTTCTACGATGGACTGAGAGAGACCTTCGAGGGACTTGATGTCACCCAGGTACTCTTCCACGTAGCTGCGGCCATAGTTCTCGCCATCCACCTTAGTGAAGCGAACGGGAATCCATGGGGTCTTGTCTTTGGGGTATGTTCCCTCAGAGCCAGGTACGACCTTACCTTTGATCTCTTGGTACACGATCCACTTGCCATCTTCGAGATGGACGTGGGTGTAGAGGTCAATGTCTTTCTTGCCCTGGTCAGAGGTCTTGGCTTCCTTGGAGATCAGCTCTTGAACATCCGCAGGGAGTGTCTTGAGGGCAACGCTTTCCTTGACCACGATGTCCAACACGTTACCCATGGGGTCGCGGCGAACGACATACTTCTCAAGGGGGAACACTCGCATACCGCCTTCGTCAGGCAGGTACAGGAGGGCGTTACCACCAACCAGCAAGTGCTTCATGGCTTCAAAGCCTGAGACACGGAGGGCACCAGCTTCGATCTCGGATTGAACTGCACGTTCGATCTTGTTCAGGCCTTCCTCGACCTGTGCTCGCATACCCTTTTGCTTCGTCAATTCCTCTAGAGTGAAGTCATCAATCTGGAGGCGGAAGAAGGGAGAGTTTGGAGGGAGAAGTGCGAGGAGCAGCTTGGAAGCCAAGTTGTTCACGCCACGGGCACCCACGCCCTGGTAAGGGGTGTAGTACTTGGTGGCACTGGAGTGGCCTGAAGGAGGAATCAGGGTCGGGATTGTGTACTTGGAGCAATCCTTTGCACGGTCCAGGAACGATGTGCGGTCAGACTCTAGCTTTTGGTAGAGGGCGGCGCAGCTTTCCTGCGTCTCGTTTTCGTTCTTCTCTTCCATTCAATACCTTAGACGGGGATGTTTAGACCGGTACCGCTTGGAGCTGTGTCGCCCATGGTGCGGTCAATACGGAGAGAGCCTCGACCACGATTGGCAGAGAGGACTGAGGAGTCCTTGCGGTTCGTGCCTTCAGCAGGAGCCACGGTGGCCAACGGTGCAGGAGCTGCAGGAGCTGGAGGTGGTGGAGCTGGAGGCGGAGATTTCGGTGAGGAGAGGCACATAGTTTAGTTCTCCAGAATGTTCTGGTTCTGTAAGTTAAATTGGTACCGGAGGAATCTGACCACGTTTACCTGGCCTGAAATGAAGCGTACTGCGTCAATGTTGTCGGTCAGGTCTGGTGCTTTGTCAGGAAATCGCTTTTCCAATACTTCGAGTAATTCTTTAGGAACAATAGGAAACTTAGAGTTATCCATAAGGTCTTCCAATTGGGCAACCAAAAGAGAATTGGGGGAATTTCACCCCCATATTCTCATCGGATTGGGCAAGCGCCGGTTGAACAATCTTCACCCTGGATCTCATCCAAGCTGTTGGCCTGGTCGATTTCCAGGGGTTGAATCTGGGCAGCGTAGGCCTCGTAGGCTTCCTTGGTCACCACCTCTTGTGGGAGGTACATGTAACCCAGGTCCTTGGCGGTCTTTGTGGGATCGGCACGGAATAGGAAGCTCACACCAACGTACACATTCCAGTTCTCCAGCAACCAATCGACAATGGCCGGAACCTCATCGACTGAGTAGGAGATCGTGGCTGACACGTTCTGCTGGCACCAGTTCTCCATGAGCATTTTGTAACGCTCTAACTGGCCAATGGCTGACTCAAGGTTCACCTCCATCTCAACACCGTTCTTTACGAACTTGTCGAATGGCACGTCATCCCAGCTCACAGGGAATGTGATCAGGACAGACTCAGGGTCAGTTGGGTTGTCGAAGACACGGTAGCCAGAGGCACGGCACAAGGGCACCAGAGGATCATGCTTGGAGAAGTTGACGTTGTTGAAGACGTACTTACCTAGTGGCTTTTT